TTTTACAATTAGCTCCGGTCACGTAATACTTCTTATAAGGGTTATACGTATAATTTAACGACCTTGTAATGAACTCATCGTTTTGAATTGATTCTATTATATTCTTTTTCTCAATAAGAGATGACGTAGCTTTCATCTCATTCACAAATACTTGTAATCTTTCTAAATCTTTCATATTTTTTATTTATTCAAATCTCCATAATTTTTTTCGCAACTGATTTACTAATGATATCGCGTCTTGAAAGGCAAATCGCGATTCATCACTACTATTAACTTTCCAATGCTTTCTTTTCTTTTCCATAAATTGCTTAGCTAACTCAAATTGTTTAAGCAATTTTCTATGTTCTTTTGCATTTTCTTTGTGATGGTTCATATCTTTTATTTATACTTAAAAATAAGAATAATTTTTCAAAGTACCAAATCTTTTTGAAGCTTTTTTACAGTAAAAAAGGGTGACCGGAGCCACCCTTTTGAGGTCATTTAATAATTGCTAATTGTTAATTAACAAATCAATCAATTGTTAACTATTAAATAGTATCCAAACCTGATACATGTACCTTACCGTAGAATTCTGGACGAACCATTTTCTTCGCGTAACGTGTCATCACACCTTTTCTTGGAGTGAAGTTATCAGGATCATACACTAGAGGTGTCATGATTAATGGAACATATGGAGCATATACCGCACCAGTTTCAAGGAATTGAGATCCTCTATATCCCATTAAGATAGTATTCTCAGTCATGTATGGGTTTTTATAAACTTGGAATCTATTGTTAATAGCACCAACTTTTTGTACACCCATTGCAAACTGCATTTTGTCACCATCTGTATCAGCAGCATATCCAGGGATTGACTCAAGGATAGTTGCAACAGTTGGAGAACATACTAAGAAGTTTGCACCACCACGAAGTGTCAACTGATGAATTTTATTTGATACCTTTTGGATTTTAGTTCCTAAAGTTTGGAACCAAGTTCCTTGGTTGTATGCTTGAGCAGTTGCGTTAGACTGACCGAATGAATTAGAAGCGGCATCCCACTCATATCCAATCTTAGCAGACCATCTTTCAACAGTTTGAGCATTTTGGATCAACATGTCTAGGATCTCTAGGTCGATCTCTTGCGAGATGTACTCAGACAACATAGAAGTCAATTCAGCCTCAGCGTCAATTGAATGGTATGCGTTCAAGTCTTGAGCAAATTCTGGAGACCAGATTGCTTTCAACTTACGAGTCTTAGCCACGATAGCCTCTGATCTCATTTCAAGGTTGATCTCAGGAATATCCAAAGTAGTGCTAGTGTTATTACCAATAGCAGATGGATCTTCAAAATCACCTCTTGTAATATCAGTAGGTTGTTTGTGATAAGTTACAACAATTGCATTTGCATCAGAATCAGCATCGATAAGGAATTCAACATGTCCTTTATCTTTAGAGATTCTTGTAAACTCAGGATAAACACCGTCAACACCTGTACCAGTTACGTTAAATGCTCTTACACCTCTAAGGTCAGCATTAGGTATAGAACCAGTTGGAATTGACAATACTGTAAATGGTCCGTCTCCGTTGGAAACAACAGAAGCAGAAAGCTCTGAATTATAATTAGTAAACCAATCAAATTGAGCACCGGTAAGGTTACCACCATTTGAGAACGCTCCAGTACCTACAGCAACAGAACCTGTTCTTGCAGATGTTACAGCGTTAGCTAAAGTCAATGTAGATGAAGTAACGTCATTGATTGTATAACCAAATCGTCCAGCACCATAAAGACCTTCAGATGGAGCAGCTCCACCAGCAGCTTCAGTTCCAAGACCACCAGCATCAGTAATACCGAATACGGAATCACCTTGTGATTTACGTCCTTGACCTGTCAAGAAGTCATTACCACCAGCTGTTCCGTTAGTACCTTGAGCAGTACCATATTTAAAGTCTAAGTAGAATACTAGACCAGATGGTAAGTTCATAGGTTGTACAGATACGAAATCTTTTGCTGCAATTTCAGCGAAGATTCTTCGTACCAATGGAAGAGCAACTCCAGCCCATTCTTCAGCGTTAGCATCAGTACCTGTAGAGTTTGCTTCCGTTACGAGTTGTTTAGCTTGGTTCTCAAGAAGAACTGCCATTCCTCGTCTTTCGATCTCATTATCAATACCTTCCAAAAGACCTGTTTTCTGCCACTTATTTTCTAAAGCGATAGCAACTTGGTTTTGGTTGGCATTTGCGTTATGAGGTAACAAAGAATTGATATTCATTTTAATATCCCCTAATTTAAAATTACTTAAGATTAGCTAATTTCTTCCATCTTGCAGCTAAATCATTTCCTTCAGATAATATCTGTTTTTTAGGCGCAGTTGATCTAGTTGCTTTAGAAGCATAGCTTTCTTTAACGACTTTGCGTTTTGTTTTGTTACTAGTGAATGATTCAGCTAATGTTCCGAAAACCAATTTAACTTCTCTCAAAGACTTAGCTCTGTCAAAGTTCTCGATTACTTTCATTTTCTGAGACTCACTTAATGGATAGTTCCTAAACAATTTGTTTGAGAACAATAGTTTTGCATTTAGAAGATTTACTTCGTTAATTTTAGAACGCAAGAATTTGATAACTTTATAAGCTTCTTCAAGTTCAGCACTTGAATCTTCTTCTTCGGTCATTTCTTCTTCTTCACTTTCTTCCATTTCTTCTTCTTCACGTAAAGCGCGGATTACCTCCTCGATTGAAACTTCGTCCTCTTCAGTCATTTCTTCCTCTTCGCCTTCAGCGACAGGCTCTTCCATGTCTTCTTCTTCAGTCATTTCATCTTCGCCTTCCAACTCACGTAGAATCGCTTCTAATTCTAGATCTTCCTCTTCTGACATTTCCATATCTTCCTCTTCTGACATTTCCATGTCTTCTTCTTCAGATACTTCATCATCAGCATAATCACCTTCTGCGACTGGCTCTTCTTCAACTTCAACTTCAGGAGCAGGGGCAGGAGCTTCCGCTTCCATTTCCTCTTCTTCTTCCATTTCCATTTCTTCTTCTTCAGCTAGTTTTGCAGATAGCATAGATTGTAATCTAGGAGTGAATGCTTCTTCTAATGCGATTTTTGCGTTAGCTAGTGCTGTTTCCCTTACGGCTTTTGCATCAGCAATAGCTTCTTTCAATAAATCCTTCATTGAATTTCTCCTCGTATTTAATTTGGAAATAAGTTTATTGGAAACTTAATAATAGATTAATATAAGATTGAGTGACCACGTATTGGACAGTGGTATCTTAATACAATAATATATATTGTCAAGGAGTTTAAAAATACCGTTTAACGGTAACTTTTTTTAAAAAAATTTAGAAATTGTTTTGGTCGTATATTTTTTGCATATACTTGGCTCGGTCTATCTCGGCTCTACGCTTAACAGATTCTTTGATGTATTCTTTACGATCTTTCAATGTTTCAATAACACCGGCATCTTTCACAGCTCTTTTCCATTTACCTATCGCGGCATTAATATCGCCTTCTGGTCTTCTTTTTGTTTTCACAACACGTGCTCCAAGAGCTACTCCTGGAATTACAGAATCTAAATGTTTTCGACTTTTACTCATATAACTTATTTTTTGTTTATTTCTTTTAATATAACAATTTATTTTCAATTAACCAAATTATTTACTTTAAACGTTTAAGAAGTCATCATATACATTTTGATCAATACCATTTTCCAACCACTCTCCACCTTCATTCTCGAACCATGAATCAAGATCATCTTCCATAGTAGCCGCGAGTTGTTTCAACATACTTGGTGAAGCTTCTAAATCAGGATCTAATTCCATATCCATGTTTTCAACAGCATCTTTGAACATCTCCAAAGGAAATTTTAATGTCAACTCTAGATCTCCGCCAGAGACTCTTGCTTCATTTATATTTTCTTCTAATGCAGGACCTTCATCGTCAACGCCAGCTGTATAAGAATCTTCTGAAATTGCATTACCTACTTTATAATAACGATTCAATACAGTACCCATATCATCATATGCAGATTCTAATCTTTGCTGCAATCCGTTCATTTCAGTAGCAGTCTTTTCAAATACTTTATATGCTTCTTTCAATTGTTTCATATGACGAGATACCGTAACATTATCAAACCAATGTTCTGATTCTTGCATTGTTAATACTTCGGCTTGTTCTACTATATTATTTAATGTTTCAGTAACTTCGGTTAACGCGGAATTTCTATATACCATTTCTCCTAAACGGTGATAGTTAGCAACAGATTGCAAAAATGATTTTCGATCTGCTTTTTGCATTTTTGGTTGATCTTCTTCTCCTAAATACTTTTCGTTTAGGATATGTTGCATTAATTGTTGTTCCCACTTTTTCATTTGTATTCCTTACACATTAAATTTTTTAGCTCTTTCTAACATTTTAAGTAAAGCATCTAAATTTCTTTCTGCTGATTGTATATATCTAGCAGTTTGATTTCTTGTTTGTTCTAATCTGTAATCACCAGTTTCTTCGGCATATCGATCAATACCACCAGCAACCTGTTGTTCTAAATCTTGTAAATGGTCTAGAACGCTTTTTGTTTCTTCTATATAATCCGTTACTAATGATTGCAAATCCATTCCTTCTTCTGCCTCAGTCAATCCCATTTCTTGCATTGCATAATTGACGATCTTATCTAACTCATCTGGTTTAAGTCTATTAGCTAATGGCATTGAATTTAAACGATTCATAAG